AGTGTGTTGTTTGATAGATAAAACTCCACCCCCCCCCCCGCCCCACGGGAGGGGGGGGGGGGATGTTAATAGTTCGTTCGCCTTGTTTGGTGAGATTGTACAACAAGGCTTCGTATAGTTGCCAAAAGTTGCTAATGGGTTGAGAAATGTAGCAATGTAGTTCAAGGGTGCGTTCTTTAAATACGTTAGAATGCTCTGCATATTGTACGCCACTAATGGCTGTACTATTGATAGTGAGGTGTTCTTTTACCTCGTAATCTTTTAGGATTGTATTTTGGTTCTCTTCAAGTAGATAAATGCCGTATTTGGATATATCTATGCCGTCTATAGTGAAACCTGAAGTGGGTAGTGTAGCATTGGGGGCAGTATAGGTATAGCCTTCCAAAGGAAAATCGGAAGCAAAAGTAATATCGTAGCTGATGTATGTTTGTTCTTTTTTGGCTTTTTTTACTGATACTAATCGAAGTTGAAATGTTTTATTGAGTTCTTCAAAATGGAATGTATTGTAAGTTTGAGCCGTAAGAAAGTTGATGAATGGTTCGTACTGGTTTGATTCACTAAAAAATGATAAAGTGAACTGAAGTGTATCGAGTTTAGGACTATCGGTGTCGTACTCTTTGCCATAGTACTCAGCCCAATCGTTTGAGTTAAGTTTTTTAAGAGGGGGAAAGCAAAGAATGTCTTTGTAATTGCTATCTGACAAGTAAGTGCGGTAAGTGGTTTGTATGTTGATGTTGTTAATTTTCATATTTTTTTTGCTATTTAGAAATATTGTTGTATCTTTGCGGTGTTGTAAAGGGTATTTATGAACTTTACAAGGTGAGGTACGTGGCTTCGTGCCACTATAGACCGCACCCCCAGCCACCCCACCACAAAACCCCAACATATTTTTGGGTGGCTTGTTTATATACTCTCTTATTCTGTTAAGGTTGTATATTTTTACTTGATTATTAGGGTATATAACCGTTAAAATTTCTAATGATTGATAATGTCCTTCATTGAGTTTACTTCTTAACGACCTATACATTTGTTTATAACTATCAGGCTTTATAGGTAGATGTATTATAACTTCACTTGCTTTTTGTTTACTTGCTTCTTTCATTGCGCTTTGAATGATATTTTTAGCATTAGTGCTTTCTGCAATTTTTATATCAGTATATTTTTTAGTTTTTAGGTTAAATGCATCTGGGTTTTTATTTCCGTCTTCTATAATAGGAAGCATTCTATATCTTTCTCCCGTATCAGCGAGTATTTTTAGTGCATTTAGATTTTTATTGTACTCTTGTTTTCTCTGTTTACCATTATTAAACACTTCTACAATTCCCCCTCTCTTACCTTTATATTTTTCTGAAAATGTAATGTTATTATATCTGCTCTTTAGAATAATATCATCATTCATTGTTGGCGCTATAACACCTTTGTTAGCCTCAATAAAATAAGGCTTTGTTTTCCAGTTCTTAAATCTGTCTTTATTGTCGGTTACCCATTGCTTATATTCTTTGGGTACATCACTTATGTAATTAGATGATCTTTCAGGGGGTAATTCTTCATCAGCTTTTAATTCCTTGATGAGTTCATCGGGTGTTTTGAGAATACTCACTATATGGCACTTGCAGCCTACGTGCCAGCCGTGAAAGTGGAATGTTTTGGGGTATTTCCCTTTGAGTTCATCGCACATATCATAGACTTTGTGCTGTGGTGATAGGCGTACTTCAAATCCTACTACATCAGGGTTTTGCTGTATGCGCAACCAATCGGCGGACTTATAGGCGACATTGATTTCGTTACTGGCAAGGCGCAAAGCGTTTTTATAGGCACTTCGGTACACCCCTTGCCCAGGGTGATAGTTTTGGGCGTTTTTGCTTAGTATAAGGTTGCCGTATTTGTCCCTTACCCTGCGAAATAGGGCGGTAGGATTGTTCAATAGATTGCGTATTTCACGGCTTAGATGTACCGCGCTTTTACCTTCCTCCAAGGAAACAGATAAGGCGAGTTCTAATTCTGTTTGTGCTTTTTTAGCAATGTCCCATACACGGTCGGAAATGGTAAAATCTTTAATTTTACGCGTTTTAAATGTTTCGAGGGCTTCAAGGTTCTTATATTTGGTTAGTCCTTCTCTTAGTAGCTTATCTTGCTTGATATTGGCAAAATTCCATTCTTTGGTAATGCCTTGCTTTATGATTTGGTCTAATTGGTTGCTGAAATTAGCTAATTCCTTTTCAAAGGATTTACCTTTCTTTGTGTTTGCAAAAGCAAATAATGTACTTGCGATGAGTTCTTTATAGTCGGTTTTGAGGGCTATAAATACAGCTGTACCTACAAGCTGATAAAACAATCGTTCTATCTGTTGTAGGTATGCCATTAGGTGCTTCCTATGTTGATCATCATAGTTCATTAGATACTTGCTTCATTGAGGTTGCTATTTTCCTCGTCTTTGATTTGCTGTAATTGGGCTTCAGGGTCGGTGATACCGAAACGCTGCATACTATCACGTTGCGATATAAGAGCCTTGCCACCATTAGCTTCCATAAGGGTACGTATCATTTCGGTATCATCGTCAATATCAAATGGGGTAATGATAGGGGTGATGTCTATATCTTTCAGTTCTTTTTCAAAGGGTAAATACATCTTTGAAAGGAATGCTAAAATGATATTGATACGCCTTTGTAATGCAGGTATGAATATAGCCTCATTGTCTTTTACTTTGAGGTGTGCGGGTAACCAAGCCAGTTTGCGCCCTACTCCTGAGAGCATATTGCCTTTACCTGCGTAGAACTCATCGGAAAGGTCGGGGGTGTGTGAGAACTCGTGTATATCACGGCGGTTCATACTCATTTCTTTGTCGAAACTCTCATTAGCATTAGGAGGTACGACAAATTGCACGTTTCCACCATCTTTTACTTCAAAGACTTTACCGCCCGTGTTGTTACCTGACATTTTCCCCTCGACTTTGCCTGCTATCATTAGAATAGGTTCACCAAATTTTCTGTTACTTTCAGAGAAGTAGGTACGTTGTACTTCGGCAATCTCAATAAGGTGCTGTACGGCATCCCATTCGGGTTTATCTTGCTGGTACAATACTACTGGTATTTTACCGATGATATTTTCTTTCACTTCGGTAGTAGTTTGTCCGTTTTCAGTAGTGAAAGTATATATAAATTCAGCGGTGAACGCTTGGAATATATTTTTTTTACCGTCCTTACTTGTGCTTTCAACTCCAAATGATATTAGGTTATCATTATCATCAAAGCGTGGGTATAGGTTATATTTTTCAGGGGATAGTATTTTGTGGTACAACAAAAAGTCGGATTTTACGCCATATTTTTCATTAGGTTGCTCTTCTAAATACCACAATTCAGCTACTTGCGTATAACGTTTTACCTCCGTACATATTTTGCTATCTGAAAAACTCATTTTGTTTGACTTGATAACCTCCTGAAAGGCGGAGAACAACGGACTATCTTCAGCGGTATACTTGTAAGGGATAGCGGTTTGAAACATTGTAGCAATATCTACAATACGTTTTTGGTAAGGTAATCCTACACGATTGAGAGCGCGATAACTTTTTCTAAAACGTTCCTTTCCGTTAGCATCTAACATAGGATTACCCTCTTCATCTGTGATTGGTATCAAAATAGACTGGTCAGGATATTTGTGTTTGTTTTGGAATATATCGTGCTTTTTTACATCGTACTGGCGTTTGTAAGGCTCAATATCTACAGTTGTAGCGTTTGTTTTAAATTCTTCTTGTGTAATAGATTGTTCGTTCATATTGCTATATTTTTTAAATCATTGAGGCGAGTTGATATAGGTTGTTATTTGTACCGCTTAGTAGCTTCATTGTGATATAACGGATAGCATCTATAGCGTGGTTGTGGTTATCTATGGGGATACCTGCTTTTTTGTCGTTCCAAGCGTAATTTTTAAGCTCTTTCTTTACATTGAAACTGCGAGGCGTTACTATGAACTTGTAATTGAGTAAGGTGGTTATACCTGCTGATACACTTCCTGCTCCTTTTTCACAAGGCTCTATATTTAGTCCCTTATCTCTTAGGTCTGCAATGAGGCGAGGTTCAGCACTATCGGCTACGATAAGGTCGTCAGGGCGGTCAATGAGGTTGCTATTGAGCTGGTAAAGTCCGTCAGAGGATAGTTGCTTGTTGTTATAGTACTTTTCATCTATGTAAATAATCTTTCTTCTCTTATCTACCGCTACTTTGATGAGGGTATCAGGGTCAAAGGTAAAGCCGTAATCTTGTCCGTAACCATAAGGAAGTGAGGTATCAAACTCGCCCTCTTCCCAATCGGTGAATATGACCCCCTCTGATACATCAGCCCATCGTCCTATTATCTTTTGTGCGTATTTTGTTTTATTGAACAAGGACTGACTGAATTTGCCTTGCTCATCGGTAGCTTGTGCGAGGCTTTGTTCTTTTATCTCTTCAATCTGCTTAAAAAACTGCTCATTGAGGTTTTCTTTATTATCAAAATAGGTAGTATGAATGTGCAATACATCGGGATGGGTGGATATTTGCACTTCTACGCCGTCAATATTGACTATTTTATGCGTTTTTTCAATGTACTTCTTATAAATGAAATGCTCGGCATTGGAGGGGTTTAGAATGAGAATAACCCGTAATTGCTTGCCTTTCTGACGGATTGACAGTATTAGTTTCTCATAGTCCTCTTCTGATAACCATTCTTCCATTTCATCACCTACGAAAGTAGTAATACCGTGTAATGATTTAAGGTTCGCGGTTTGGTTACCTGATGATGTTTTGATACCTTTAAAGAGGATTTCAGAACCTGAAAAGGTGTTTTTGATAGCTGTTTTAGTAATATTAAAATACGCTTGTGTACCCTCTGCTTCTATCTTTTCCTCAAATTCTGGTATAATAGAACTATGGGCTGATACCATAGTATAACGGCTAAATAGTATCTTATGCCCTGCTTCAAAAGATAAGCGTTCCAAAAAGGTAGATGCGTTGTACGACTTGCCGCTGCCTCGACCTCCTGAAAGTATGATAATGAACTTATCTTTATTCAGATATAGGGGATTATATACGGGCTGCGTTTTAATCATTACTTTTGCTATTGCTTTTGAGCCATTGGGCGATGTCGATAGAACCTTGTACGGAAACTTCCTCTTTGATACCTTCATCAGTTTTGAAAGTGGATAGTACAGTTTGCATTGCGGTCATTCGTGTTTTGTAGTCTACTGGCACTTCACGGAATTGATTAGGTATTACCGTACCTTCTTCATCAGTGAGAGGTTCACGGATAACGCCCATAATAGCAATAACAGATACCAAGTTAGATACATCGTTAAAAGTACGTGCTCGATATGCTTTTTGGACGATTTCCAATTCTGGGTTTTTACGAATACGCCCATATACAGATGGATAGGTAACACCAAGTATTTCGGCTGCCTTAGTAGGCTGTCCGTTCGCTTTGATAAGGGCTTGTTTTAGTTCCTCATCGGTGTATTTTTCGTTATCTATTTTCTTACGGGGTTTCATATCAAAAGTTATTAAATGTTATTAGTCTATGCGTTCTACCTTTGCCGATAGTGTTTCCCCTTTTATCATTTTAAATTCAGGGTCAAACCCCATACGGAGCATAAAGGCTTCTTTGTTTTTCCAGTTATCAAAGGAAAGCGTTACGTAAGCATCTAAATTTTGGGCTTTTTCAATAGCTTGTTGTTTGATAGCTTCTTTTGCTTCTTTGACTTGTTGCTTTTTCTCTTCATTGGATATTTCTCGCTCAATGTCTTTTTCTTGCTTTATGGGAGCGTATGTATCTTCTATAGCTTGTGATAGGTCGGGTACTTCAAAGGAAGAATAATCGACTGCATATAGATTGAGGTCATAATCATCAAGCCCTGCATTGAGGTAATCAATATCAGGAATAAGTGATCTCATTAGTTCTTCGTCAAGTTCGGTACGCGAGCGCGTTTGAAATATATTTTGTTCCTTTTCTGTTTTAAGGTCAAAAGACACTTTTTCTACTTTGATTGTGTAGTCGGTCTCGGGTGTACCATCGTACTTGTGGATAATATCAAGGGACATTACTCGCTTATGCCCGTCTACGAGGTTTGAGGTTTGTTCATTCCAAATAATGCCTCCTAAAAATCCTACATTTTTGATGTTTTTACGCATTTGTGCTATTTGCTCGTCTGTATGCCTTTTAGGATTGAAAGGGGCAAAGTTTATTTGTGAACGTTGTATGGTGATCGTTTCACTTTGCTTATATAGTTCCTTTGGTGTTTTTGTTTTTTTGGTCATAATCAAATAGTATTTTTTCAGATAATGGGTAAACATCTAATATTTTCTGCAAGTCATTAGGGTAATGCTCGCGTAGATATAGATATACATCAAGGTCAAAGGTTATTCCGTTGCTTTTTTTATTGCTGTATTGTATAGGTTTGGGTAATCGGTTATTACTTATGTATCGCAATACATCTTTGTCTTTCCATAGAGAAAAAGGATACACGAGTTTTGTAGGTGAAATAGCTTGCATTTCGTATTGTCGTAACATTATACGCCTATTCATACTATCGGACTGTTTCATTCCTAAGAATACGTACTCAATTTGTGTTTCGAGGCGTACTGATTGTATAATATCTGATAGTTTGAGTATACGTGTATTTTGAGGGGTACAGAATAACCCTGATTTATTGATATAAGTAAGGGCGTAATGAGGACGCTGTATAAATGAGATGTTAGGGTATTGCTTTTTTGAGAAGTTTATGAATTTATTGATATGTTCAAGGTTTTTTACAAAGTACATAAATACGCATACTACTTCATCGAAGTTTTGGGCGCACCAGTGTAGTAATGCAATACTATCCTTGCCGCAGGAATAAAATAGCAAAACACGGTTAGTTTTAGCCTTAACCGTGTCTATTACTTGCTGTGTGTGTTGGTAGATATTCATATATTAACCCGCTGAAAGTCCTGCTTGTTTTCTAACAGCAGCATATACGTTTCGCCTACGTTGTTGTACTGACAACGCTTGACCTTTTTGATTTCTACCATATCGGGCTACTCTACTAATACCCGATGTTCTGTTGATTTGTTTTTGGATTTGTGTCTTTCTAACTCAGCTGAATGTTTTAAAGGATTATTAAATATTTTTCTTACTTATCACCTTGCCTAATGTATAAACCATTTGGGCTTCGATGTACTCTTGACCATCTTCTTCGTAGGTGATTTCTTCACCATTTTCATCAATAGATAGTTCAATTTCAGAGTTGGTGATTTCGACAAGTACTTCAGGGCGGTCGGTTGCATAACCGTTGAAAAACCTAATAGCGTCATACTTTACTGGTTGAAGCCACTGGTCTTCATCTTCTGCCTCTGGATTTTGGATAACGTACTTATCGGCATTCTTTGGACGAATTTCACGATACTCTTTTGTTTTTGCCCCTGATAGAATATCTTCTAAATAAGGGCGTTTGATTTGTAATGTTAATACTTTCATATTGTGATATTTTATTAGTTGCGGGGGCTGGACTCGAACCAGCGACCTCGTGCAAGTTAAACACGCAAGCTAGCCTACTGCTCTACCCCGCTGGTAGGGCAAAGGTACGGCGATTGTTGCTATATAGTGCTTTTTTGATTTAGTAAAAAGTTAGTAATTTTTTAAAGTAATGTTATTTGTTGCAAAGATAGTGATTTTATGCGATACTTACAAGGTTGAACTTCTTAAAACAGCGATACTCGTGGCATTCGGTGTCGAAATATACTTGTACAGTATTATTGCTTTTGCGGTTATGCTGGGTAGGAGGTAGTAAATCGGGGCGTAATGTACCCCACGCTTCACGAGTTGATCCGTCTACTTTCTGAAAATAAAAGCGTACTATCTGGGTGCTCATTTTAGCTTTGAGTTTGATATTTGCCCACGCTTTTTTGAGGCATTCACTGAATGATAGACCAGTTTGGCGTGCAAACTGCCAAGCGAGGGTAAAAACGTTCTTTTTGTCGGTATTTTTCATTTTGATAGTGTTTTAAAAGTTAAAATTTGAGCCCTTGCCAGTAGCGAACTGGGTAACCTCTAAAAGGTTCAAGGGCGGGTATCATAGTGTATCGGTGTAGTTGGTATATTGGCAAATTAAATGATACATCTCTTCACCTTCTACTACGTAAAAAGGCACAAACCGAATGCCGTCTACCTCCATAGGTAGCCCCATATCGTTAAAGTACATTTGATGTTGTTCAGCAACCACTGGTGTTATGCGTTTGATAAATTTTTCAAGTTCATCTTCATCTTCAATACGTGGTACTGCGTAACAGTAGCGGTATTCTTCTCTAAGATGTTCATCATCATCTTTGTAATAGTAGCTTTTTTCGTTATAACATTTCAGAATGTGATCTGAAAGATGTCTTTCTACACTACCCAATACGTTTTTTAATTCGTCGTGCAAAGGATGTTCGTCATCTTCAGATATAGATTTCAATTCTTTGTAATTGTAAATGTTTAATGTTACTGATTTCATTTTGATATAGTGTTTTAAGGTTATTACTGATATATTGAGCCTTTTTGTGCCTTGCTCAGGGCGTTTGGTTTATATTGTTGAAAGGCTATTTATTGATTGTAAAATAATATCGCTAAATTCTTCTGATGATATCTCAGTAAATGTTAAGCCTGTTTTATTATCTATGTAACCGCCTTTGCTAAACTCGGCAAACTCTATTTCACCTCTTATGCCATACGCAACTTTAATATAGTTAGCAAATATTGTTTCTTCATCTACTATATTGAGTACTCTTACGTATGTAGTGTAGTTTGTTTTATTGTTGTGCAACTCATAAACATTGCCCTCTTTGAGGTCTTTTAATTCTAATGCTTTCATACTATTAATGTGTTTAATGTTATTACTTGTTCTTATTATTTGACGGTGCAAAAGTAATTACATTTATAATTACGCACAAATATTTTGTGTTAAAGTTTTGTTAAATGTAATTACATTAGTAATTTATTAGGTATTACTTTATATCTTTGCACTGTTAATTATAAATAATTGTATATGGCACGTGTAAAAGATAAAGTTTTTCAGATTAGAGCATCAGAAGCGTTTTTAACACTCCTTAAAGAATTATCGGATAAAAAGGGAATGTCGCAAGCGAACCTTATTGAGTATCTCGTACGTAAGGAGGCGGATAGTATGCAGCTGAAAGAGCGGTTTCAGCAGGAGTATACAAAAGATGGTGATGAATAACTCTTTTTTGTGTAGTAATGGAAATTATATAATTGAAGGTCAAGGAAATATGGTGTACTCAGGATATGGGTATTCGCCAAATTATGGAGCAGGATTATATGGAGAAGTATATGATAATGGGACAAATAAAGTAAAAACCAAGGGCGCTTTGTTTGA